AGAAATTATTTCTGTGTTGTCTGAAGAGGAAACAGCAAAAGACATCCAAGATAAAACAAAAGCACAGTCTGAATTAAATAAGGAATTAGAAAAAACCCAAGACCTTATGAAGGGTTTAACAGAGGAAGATGATGTTGAACCTACGGATGCCCAACTTAAAAAAGGAGATTCGGTAACTAAAATTGCTAACAAATTAGGAGAAACTACTCGATTGATGAAATCAGTAGTCAACCAGTGGAAAAAAGCTGAAGAACCAGAAAAATCAAAATTGTTGAATCGATTAAAAGAATTAACTAAAATCAAGAAAGAACTTGAAGCCTTACTTTAAAAATATCCAAACTTTACTTATTGTAGTATTGCTTGTGCTCCTTTGGCTTCAAAGGAGCTGTTCTTCTTCCCCAGAAATTACTGAACCTCAGGTAATTACTAAGGTTGAAGTTAGATATGATACTGTAGAAACTATAAAAGAAACGTACGTTCCAAAATATATTACTAGAATAGAAACTGTAATTGATACATTTACAACTCCAATTGATACTGTAAATATCCTTAAAAATTATTATGCTAAATATTTTTACTCAGATACTTTAAAAATAGATACTTTAGGATATGCAGTAATTAATGATACAATTACTCAAAATACTATTTTAGCAAGAGATATTAGAACAAATGTTTTAATTCCTACAACTACAATTACTAAAGAAATCTATCTTAATAATAGAGAATTTTATTGGGGTTTAGGTTTGCAAGGTAAAAAAGACCAACTAAATTATTTAGGTGGTGAATTGTTATACAGAAATAAAAAATACCAAGTTTATGGACTAGGAGTAGGAGTAAATGAAAATTTACAACCTGTTATTTCTGGTCGATTATACTGGAAAATAGGTAATTAATGTCAGATTTAAAACAAATAATTAGGCAAGAATATCTTAAGTGTGCCCAAGATCCTGCTCACTTTATGAAGAAGTACTGCCACATCCAACACCCTCAAAGAGGCCGTGTTATCTTTAATCTGTACCCATTCCAAGAAAAAACATTACACTTACTAAGAGATAATCCTTACTCAATTATCTTAAAATCAAGACAGTTAGGTATCTCAACTTTATCAGCAGGTTATTCTTTATGGATGATGTTATTCCATAAGGATAAAAACATTCTTTGTATTGCAACAAAGCAAGAAACAGCCCGTAACATGGTTACGAAGGTAAAATTTATGTATGACAATTTACCTTCATGGCTTAAAATTGATGCTGAAGAAAATAATAAATTATCATTACGATTAAGCAATGGTTCCCAAATTAAAGCAACTTCAGCATCAAGTGATGCAGGTAGATCTGAAGCAGTATCTTTATTGATTGTTGATGAGGCGGCATTTATTGAACAAATTGGTGAGATCTGGGCCTCAGCTCAACAAACCTTGGCTACTGGTGGTGGTGCTATTGTATTAAGTACTCCTTATGGTACCGGTAACTGGTTCCATAAAACTTGGGTTTCAGCAGAATCTAATCAAAATGACTTCTTACCAATTAAATTGCCTTGGTGGGTTCACCCTGAACGTGATCAAACTTGGAGAGATAGACAAAATGAATTACTAGGCGATCCTAGATTAGCAGCACAAGAATGTGATTGTGATTTTAGCACCTCAGGTGATGTTGTATTTTATAGTGAATGGATTGAATTTATTAAAACTACTACAATCCAAGATCCTGTAGAGCGTAGAGGTGTAGATCAAAATTTATGGATTTGGGAACCTGCAGACTATTCTAGAGAGTATATGGTAATAGCTGACGTTGCTAGAGGTGATGGTAAAGACTTCTCAGCATGTCATGTAATTGATATTGCCACTAATACTCAAGTTGCAGAATACAAAGGTCAATTACCACCTAAAGAATTCGGATACTTCCTCACAGGTTTAGCTACTGAATACAACAATGCAATGTTAGTAGTAGAAAATGCAAACATTGGATGGGCTACACTCGATGCAATTATTGAAAGAGGATATAGAAATTTATATCAATCCCCTAAATCAGATCAATTAACTGCCGAATCTTATCTTCGTGTGTATGAAGGTAACAGTGAAATGACTCCTGGATTTACAATGTCAATGAGAACAAGACCACTTTGTATCAATAAATTTAGAGAATTTGTTGGTGATAAAAGTGTTACAATTCGCTCAAAACGATTGTTAGAAGAAATGAAAGTATTCGTTTGGAAAAACGGAAGACCAGAAGCTCAAACAGGTTACAACGATGACTTGGTTATGTCATTTGGGATTGGTATGTTCCTACGAGATACTTCTTTAAAGTTTCAACAGCAAAGTTTAGATATGGCTCGTGCAGCTTTAGGAAGTGTTAAATCAAATAAAGTTCAACACAGTGGTGGATACTCAGCGAATTCCGTTCAAAATCCATATAATATGGATATTAATGGTAATTCTCATGACATAAGATGGCTACTGTAATATTTATAAAAAAACGATAGAATGGCTGATACTAGTTTATTTTCAAGACTGCAAAGATTATTCTCCACAGATGTGGTTATCCGCAATGTGGGCGGTAATCAACTTAAGGTGTTTGATGTAAATCAAATCCAACAAAGCGGTACTTATGAAACCAATGCTTTAGTAGATAGATTTAATAGAATTTATACTAACTCAGGCACCTCATTATATGGACAGCAATCTAATTTTAACTATCAGTATTTAAGACCTTCTTTATACTCAGATTATGATGCGATGGATACAGATGCTATTATCGCATCTGCTCTTGACATTATTGCTGATGAAAGTACCCTTAAAAATGATATGGGTGAAGTGTTACAAATTAGATCAGCCGACGAAGACATCCAAAAGATTCTATATAACTTATTTTATGACGTCTTAAACGTAGAATTTAACCTTTGGCCCTGGATTCGTAATATGTGTAAGTATGGTGATTTCTTCTTAAAATTAGAAATTGCTGAGAAATTTGGTGTTTACAATGTTATTCCTTACACTGCATTTCATATTGAAAGATTAGAGGGCCAAGATAAAGAAAACCCAACAGAAGTTAAATATAGATTTGACCCTGAAGGTGTTTCTGCTTCTGATTATGGTTACTATAATGTCCCAAATGCTGGTTCAACAGCAAATTCTATTATTTTTGACAACTATGAAATGGCTCACTTCCGTTTATTAACGGATGTTAACTTCTTACCTTATGGTAGATCTTACATTGAACCAGCTCGTAAGTTATTTAAGCAATATACTTTGATGGAGGACGCGATGTTGATTCACAGAATCGTTCGTGCACCTGAAAAGAGAATTTATTACATGAATGTTGGTTCTATTCCTCCAAATGAAGTAGATGCATTCATGGAGAAAACAGTATCAAAACTTAAGCGTACCCCTTACGTTGATCAATCAACGGGTGAGTATAACCTTAAGTATAATATGCAAAACCTTCTTGAAGACTTCTACATCCCAGTCCGTGGTAATGACAATGTTACTAAGATTGAAAACTTAAATGGTTTACAATGGGATGGAATTGAAGACGTTATGTACTTAAGAGACAAATTATTTGCAGCTCTTAAAGTGCCTAAAGCATTCATGGGTTACGATGAAAACACAGATGGTAAAGCTACATTAGCAGCTCAAGACATCCGTTTCGCTCGTACGATTGAAAGAATTCAACGTATCATTGTCTCAGAATTGTATAAAATTGCTTTGGTTCACCTTTACACCCAAGGTTATAGAGATGAACAATTAGCTAATTTCGAACTTTCATTAACTACTCCTTCAATTATCTACGATCAAGAAAGAGTAGCACTAATGAAAGAAAAAATGGAACTAGCTTCACAGATGATGGAATCTCAGTTATTCCCATCTGATTGGATTTATGATAATATCTTCCACTTGAGCGAAGATCAATACGATGAGTATAGAGATCTTATTCGTGAAGATGTTAAACGTAAATTCCGTTTGGGTCAAATCGAAAATGAAGGTAACGACCCAGTTGAAACCGGCAAATCATATGGTACGCCTCATGATTTAGCTTCGTTGTATGGTCAAGGCAGAATGATGTCTGATCCTGCAAATGTCCCTGACGGTTACAATGAAGATGAAAAGACACCTTTAGGTCGTCCACAAGAAAAAGTATCTAAAAGAAATACCCAAGATGATAACTTTGGTAAAGATAGATTAGGTTCTGCCGGAATGAAAAAAGATTATAATTCTAACGACAAACTAAAAGTAGATTTTAAAGGTGGATCACCTTTAGCTCTTGAAGGAAGTTCACAGTTTTATAAGCATCAGGATATGCTAAAAGGAATTCCAGTTGGTGGAAAAAAATTAGTATTTGAACAAAAAGACGCGGAAGATTCGCTTCTTGATGAATCAAATATTAAGGAGCAATAATTTTAGTATATTTATAAAAAAATAAATATTGATGTATATAAAACACTCAAAATTTAAGAATACAGGCATTCTGTTTGAGATTATCGTTCGTAAGGTAACGGCCGATACTCTTTCAGGTAAAGACTCTCCGGCAATCAAATTATTGAAAAAATACTTTGTCAATACTGAACTTGGTAAAGAATATAAATTGTATGAAACTGTGTTTAAATCTAAAAACGTTAGCGAAACTAGAGCTAATGCCATTTTATCTACAGTATTAGAGTCATCTCAAAAACTTAACAGATCCAGAATTAGAAAAGAAAAATATAATTTAATTAATGAATTAAAGGAACATTATAATGTTGATGGTCTTTTCAAGACCAAACTTTATGATTATAAGGCCCAAGCAGCTTTATATACATTAATTGAATCCTATAACAACTCGAAAACAGTTGATCCTAACCAAATTATTGACAACAAAGTAACTCTTTTAGAGCATTTAACCAAAAGTCAAATTAGCAGAGAAGGTGTAAAAAATGATGTGATTGATGAATTTAAATCATACGACAAAGACCTTCGTACCCTTACATATTATGTTTTGTTAGAGAAATTTAACACTAAGTATGCTGATTTGAACACTAAGCAAAAGAATGTTTTAAAGGAGTTTATTAATTCTGTTGATAATACCTCTCGTTTAAAAGAATTTTACAATCTCGAAGTTAAATCCATCCAAGAAGCTTTAGCTGGTGAAATTGATAGAACTTCTAGTGAAGCAGTAAAAATTAAGTTGCAAGAAGTTTCTAAATTGATTAAAGAACTAGATAAAAGATGCATGGTAAAAAGTGATCATTTAGTTGACTTACTTCAATACTATAGTCTTTTAGAAGAATTATCTAAAGCAAATGGCTGAAGAAAGAGTAATTAAACCTGAGGATGTAAATCCTGCCTTATTAAAAAGGTTAGAGGCAAAGTATGGTCCTGTAGACATGAAAAGGGACTTCTTTGATAGAGAGTTAGCAACATATTTTAAAACTTCTAAGGTTAATCCTGAAACTGGGGGTATTACTCATGACATTATTAAATTAGCTTCATTTGGTGATTCATTAAAGAAAATGTCTAC